TAAGTGGGTATATCTAAAACAAAATCCGTTTGGTTTACAAGCGGTTGGTTTCAATGGGTACGATGACCCTAAAGAAATAATGGAGTTAATTAGAACTTACATTGACTATGATAAGATTTTCGAAAGAGAACTCTTAAAGAAATTGGAAGATTTCTATGGAGCATTAAACTGGGGAGCAGTTTTATCATCAACTAAAACGGCGGAGAAGTTCTTCGCATTTTAAATTAAATGAAAATAAAGCAAAAAGTATTTGGTAGAATCAAATAAATTTTGTATATTTGTAAAACAATAATAAATATTAAACACGTAATTATGGAAAAATTAAAATTTGATGGTTTCATCAATAGATACAATCTCGGTGGAGAGGTTGAATCAGTTATGGTTAAATCTGATGATACCAACCTTTCGGTTCGTATGATATCAGATGACAAAACTCTTTTAGGAGATGTAACAGTAGCAGAAGCTGAATTCCCAAATGGTGAATTTGGAATCTACACTACATCACAACTAAAAGGTTTAATGAGTGTACTGGATAACACTATCTCAGTTGAAGAAACAACTGGAGCATTAAAGTTTTCTGATAAGGGAACAAAGATGCAGTATATGTTAGCAGCACCTTCAGTTATCCCTTCGGTACCTGATTTAAAAGCTCTACCACCATTTAATGTAACTATCACTTTGGATAATGATTTTGTAAACAAATTCATCAAATCTAAGGGAGCATTAGCAGATGCTGATACATTTACATTCACTTGTAAAAATGGTAAAGGAGAAATCATATTAGGATACTCTTCTATCAACTCAAATAGAATATCAATTACTGTTGATTGTAAGTGTGAATCTGATGTTTCACCAATTGCATTTTCAGCTAAGTATTTGAAAGCTATCCTATTAGCTAACAAAGGTTCATCAACATCATCTATGGAGATTTCTTCACAGGGTTTATGTAAATTAGCATTTACTGATGGTGATTTCCAATCGAACTATTTTTTAGTGGAAATAAAATAATAACAATTAAACAATAATAACTTATGAGCTTTTGGGATACTGAATCGGCTAAGCCGGAATTTATATTTGAAGATGAGAAAAGAAAACTTATTCAGAATATGGATTATCTAATGACTATGACTGTAGAAGAACAAACCCTATACAAAAAATGGGTTGAACTGCAGGATGATTCTATGATTAGAGATAAATCCCAAATGGCTACACTTTATGATTTCCAATGGAAACCAACTGATATTAACAATAAAGAACAAACCATCAAAGAAATTGAAGCTTTGGAACCTTATGTTGAAATAGTTGAAGATGATGCATCCGCATCTACCAAATGGACATATCTTCGTAGAATGATTCACACAATGAGTTGGACAGCAAATCCGGGTCGTAATGTGAAAATCTTTATCAAAGATAAAACAAGTGGTAAGTTATTAGGTTTAGTTTCATTAGCATCCGATGTAACATCAATGGGAGTTAGAGATAACTATATTGGTTGGAAAAAGGAGGATAAGTTCTCAAAGGGGAAGTTGAACTACACAACTATTGCTTCCACTATTGTTTGTACCCAACCACTCGGTTACAACTTTTTAGGTGGTAAATTAACCGCTATGATGACCACTGTTCCCGAAGTTAGGGAATTTTGGAAAAGAAAGTACGGACAAACATTAATAGCTGTTGGAACAACTTCCCTTTATGGAATTCATTCACAATATAATGGTATTCCTCATTTTAAAACATTAGGAGAATCTGCTGGTAAGATTTCACTAAAGCCTGATGATGAGTTCTACGAACCTTGGCATCAATGGATTAAGGAAAATAGAGCAGAATGGTATGAGAAGGCAATTACTAATGAAAGAATCCGAAATGGTAAATCTATGGGTACTGGTAAAGGAGCTAGTGGGCCTGTAAGTGGTATCAAACAGAAGATTTTGGGGCAAATATTTAAAGAATGTGGAATCAAACAATCGGCATATCATCATGGTTTTAAACGAGGAGTTTATTTAGCAATGATGTATGAGAATGGACCTGAGTTCTTACGTTCAGAAATTGAAGAAGAACAATTAGTAATGAAAAAGAAATTCGTAGATGGTCAATCAAACATCAACAATTGGTGGAAAAGACAGGCAATCAAGCGATACTCAAAGTTACATGATGCTGGTAAGTTAAAGCCTGACCACCTTTATTATTTAGATGGAATAGCTGTAAGTTGGGAAGATTTCAAAGCTCAGAGATTGAGTGAAGTAGGTAGATAATAAAATAAAAATAAATAAATGGCATTTTTTGAACAAAACGAAGAAGAAAAAGTAGATAATAGCTTGTGGGTAGAATCATATCGACCTACTAAGTTAGTAGATTATGTAGGTAACGTACATCTAAAATCTAAAATAGAGGGTTACTTAGAAAGTGGTGATGTACCTCACTTACTATTACATGGTAAAGCTGGTACTGGTAAAACTACATTAGCTAAGTTAATCGTAAAATCAATTGATTGTGATTATATGGTAATAAACGCATCTGATGAGAACAACGTAGATACAGTTCGTAATAAAGTAAAGAACTTTGCATCTTCAATGGGATTCAAAAAGTGGAAGATAGTAATTTTGGATGAGTTTGATTACATGTCACCAAATGCACAAGCTATTCTTCGTAACTTAATGGAAACATTCTCACAACATTGTAGATTTATTCTAACGTGTAATTATGTTGAGAAGGTAATTGACCCGATTCAATCTCGTTGTCAATCTTTTCAAATTGTACCTCCAACTAAGAAAGATGTTGCAATTCAAATCTCAAAGATTTTGGGAGCGGAAGGTGTTGAATTTGAACCAAAGGATTTAGTTCCAATTATTGATGCAGGTTACCCTGATATTCGTAAGATTATCAATACCTGTCAATTGAACTCAAACAAAGGCAAGTTACAAGTAGATACTCAGAACTTATTAGAAAATGATTACAAAATCAAAGTGTTGGATATTCTTAAATCTAAAGATGATAAGAGAAACAAATATACTAATATGAGGCAAACCATCATTGATAGTAGAGTAACTGATTTCTCAGAACTATTTACTTTACTTTATGAGAAGGTAGATGAGTTCGCACCATCAAATACGGCAAATGTAATCATTGCACTATCTGAAGGACAGAGTAGACACTTTAACGCTATTGATAAGGAAATCCCAATGGCAGCAACATTAATCGAAATATTAAATTTAATTTAAGATGGCAACAAAAGTAATCGGAATGAATGGTGGGAAACCACAAAAGCCAACACAATCACAACAAGTTGAGACTGGACAAGGGCAACCTAAAATAGACTTAGGTAAATCCAAACCAATCGTTTGTGCACATTGTGGAGATGATGTATTCGTAACCGCTGGTAAGTTCCGTAAGATTTCAAAATTGATAACTGGTACTCCGCAGGATGTAGTAGTTCCAATAGATGTTATGTTATGTGCTAATTGTGGTGAGATATGTGAGGAATTAATGCCGGAACAATTGAAAGCATTAATCCAAATGGATTTGAACAAATCGGAAGGTAAGTAATGGCAATAGGACTGTTCGACCACATAAAAATGATTACCAACACACAGGACCCAAAGTATTGGGATAAGTTGGAAGATGCTGATAAGAAAACGTTTTCCAACTTTATGGTATTACGATTCCTATCTATGAAATATGAGTGGGTAGAAACAATAGCAGCTGTTCAACCATATCTTCAAGAAGTACCACCAAAGGCAATGTATTTAGCATTAATTGATTTACTTCCAAAGGGTAGACACTTTATGAAGTATATGAAACCAAAGGGAGCTGATAAGTATGAGAAGTGGTTGGTTGAATTAGTAGCAAACCATTATGAGGTATCTAAGTTAGAAGCTGAGAGTTACCTAAAGATTCTATATAACTCAAAAAGTGGCAAAGAACGTATTATTCAGTTATGTGAAGATTATGGTACTGACCCTAAGATTATCAAAAAGTTAAAAATTAAAATATAGATTATGAACAAAGTGGTATATAATTTAGAAGATGTTCGTGAGTTAGTTAAACAGCTAAAAGAACATAGACCTACTATTGAGATAACGATTGAAGAAGAATTCAATTCGTTGTTTCAAACCATACCTGGTATTGAATTACCTACTGATTTTTATGCATGTGATTCTTATGTAGATGAAACCGATTGTGAGGATGATGGTGAACCAATAACCGATTGTGGATATTATGGGGATACAGAATATAAATTTAATATCAACGAACCTACATATGATGATAAGATTACATGGACTGGTATTGGGAAATATGATTTAGATATGTATATATCTCATATTGAAGATTTCATTAAAGATGGTGGTGAGGGAGACTCTAATTTTGAATACGATGGGTTTGAACTCTATTTGCAAAATTTAATTTATAATGGTGAAATCGAAGGACTGACATGCGCAGACCAAATTGAAGAACACTCATATATAATTGCAGATAGTTTAATAATGCACTATGGTGGATTGAAAATAGTAGGTTGGAATGGTATTAATGAAATTGATTATCAAGACACCTCCTTTAAAATTATTGAAAATTAAAATATAGATTATGACAAATACTGAGAAAGTAAAAGAAATGGTTTCGATGATTATGAAAACATCTGATTTAGAAGTAGCTAAGATGACTATGGGACCGGTATTATCTGCTGAATTACCATTTACAACTAAAGTAACCTTTACTGGTAATGTTGCTAACATATACATAGAAGAGGGAACAACTGATGGACAATGGGGTGGTGATATGAAACTACTCACTGTTGATTTATCATAACACATATAAAATATAACAAATTGAAGAAAAGTGAAATTACATTTGGTAGTTTCACTTTTTTTTCGTATATTTGTGTAACAAACAAAGATATTTATGGCAAGAGTTAGTTTTTCACAATATTCAACCTATTCATCATGTCCTCAACAATATAAGTTGAGATACATAGATAGATTAGGAGAATCTTCAGCAAACATATATACAATTTTCGGAACGGCAATACATGAAACGATTCAAGAGTTCCTAAAAGTTATGTATGGTACATCTAAGAAAGCAGCAATGGAGGTTAACACCGATAAATTGTTAGCAGAATGGATGCGAAAGGAATATACAAAAGAAACCGAAAAGTTATCAGAGGGAACTATATGTTCTCAATTGGAATTAGAAGAGTTCTATGGTGATGGTAGGAGAATCTTAGAATGGTTCAAAGCAAAGATAGATAAGTTTTACACAAAGACTGGATTTGAGTTAGTAGGTATAGAGATACCACTTAAAGCTAAAATAAAACCAG